GACAAAACAGCTCTCACGTCTGTTAACTTTGAATTGTTTGATTTGCTCAATATAAAAGAAGTCGCCAAAATAATCTACATAAACAGGAACGGTAAAATCCAAGTTCCGAACGTCTGATAAGTTCAAAAGAAACAAGGCCTCTACTACTTTCGTGTTTACAAATATCGTATCAAGTAGCTGATAATTATCCCGCAACGCTCGCTCAAAGCTCAAAGCCCCTGCATTGACTTCGTAGTTTATTTCATTTTGTCCAACGATAATATCCAAAGACGATTCAGCGGCTGCTAGGATTGCTATCCTAGGAGCAAAGTCCTCTATTTTTATCTCAGCATTAAGATTATAATTAAACCCGTCAAAGGTGTACTTTTCACCTGTGAACACGCGACCCATAACTCGCGAACCTTGAAACGTTGGAAGCGAAGGTACAGGGCTAAACTTGCTTTTAAAAACTGATTTTTCAGGTTCTAAATTAACATTGTCAACCAAGAAAGAACCTCGGCCCGCGTTCGGTTGCAATAGTTGGTCTTTCTCATCTCCTGCAAACTCATAGAAATTATTTTGCGCAAAGCCTTGAAGCTGATAACCAATTTCAGGGTCTTCAGTGAGGTCTAACTTATCAGACCAATCCAACGCCTTTGCCTTATTAGTTCTAAGATTGTCAATTTTAGCGGTGTTAATCTTCTTAGTTGTTTCGTCAACCTGAATAATAATCCCTTCTAAATTAGCAATAGTTAGTAACAAATCTCCTACTGTTGGCGAAGATGGAAGAACGTTTGCGGCTCTAACATTTATTGGAATATTTGGGCCGCCTATTCTTGTGCCGCCTTGAGGTAGCTGATTAATCGTAAATTCTAAGTTCTCAAAACGTAGTCTTTTAAGTCCTGCTCCTGCTCGATTGCTTCTTACCTGCCAACCAAAGCGCAAAGTAGTTAAGTCTGATGTGCTGTTAATTAATGTACTAAAAGCAGTTACATCGTCACGGCTTGAAGGAAAAGTAAAGTTTAAGTCCCTTTCTAAGGTTCCAGAACTTGGCGCGCGGTAAATGTTAAACAAGCCAAAGAACCTGTCTTCAAAAGTTACTGAATTTGTCAAGGTCAACAGCAAAGAACCCGCTGAATTGTAAACTAGCAATTCTACAAATACATTTGCATTTGTGTAGTCCCTAGGTAGGTTAGTTATTACTTTGCCCGTGAAGTTAATCTCGATTCGTGCCTCTTCTCTGTCTGCTACGTTTGGAGTATAGGTAAAATGACCTGCATCTGAATTGGGGCCGTATCTTCCAGTTGTATCACTAACTTTATTAGGAAAACTTATCTTTTCAGTTGTCGCTCCTGTCAGTTGATTAAAATCAATCGTAAATGTGTACTTAGCTAAACTATCTAGCAAGTCAGAGACCGCCCCACGGCAAAGAACTGCTAAACTTCTGAAGATCAAACTATCCAGTATAGCACCTTGCAACGTGTAACCCAAATCAAATATAGCTTTCTCCAAAATGGTCTTAGCCCAAAAACTAGGCTGGAAAAAACGGAAGCTATAATTAGTCTGATCTGCTTCAGCAAACTCAAAAAACCCGTAGTCAATATTAGGATATACAAATCCTTCTACCGTTTCGCGTCGTGCTGTTACGTTAGGCCCGTTGTAGAGGTGATCGTAATCCACTAAATCTACATCTATTAGTTTTAAAGACCCGACTGATTTAAAAAAGTTCGTGTTACCTGCTGTTATGTATAGTCTATAGGTAGTCTTACTTGCTAGGATTATTGCGCTGCCATCTACAATAAGCTGGCCATTAATAAAAATCTGGCATGAATTTTTTTGATATGGAATTGAGGTTAAACTTGTAACGATATCGCAATTATCAAACAGGGCTTTGTTCTCGTTTGTGCGCGCCAAGTCAAAGACGTTTGAGTAACTGCCTCGTCGGCTGCCTAACTGATCAAAGGTAAGTGCCTGAGCTGTGATAACTATGTCCGCATCCTGTGTGTCAACTAACTGACCATTTATAAATATCTCAGTCATGCTACTTATTGCGTTTGAACTGTGACCTGCTGCGATCTTCTAAACTTAAAAGCGAACCTAGTTTCAGACTGATTAAATCGATTTCCGTAAGTAGTAAAGCTAGACCGATCAATTACGATGGGAATATCAAAGGCGTTTGTAGCCGTATTGTATAGATACACCTGAATAGCTGTACGCAAACTAGCCAATAAATCCAGCTGATTCTTAGACAAAACTCCGCCCCGAAGTTCTACGGTGTCGTAAACATCCCGAAATTCTACACGCTTTAGTTTTCCTAACGCATCTACTACCGTGTTATCGCTTCCAAAATCTCTGCCCTCAATGAATCTACTTTCTAGTGCAAAAGATGAAAATCCTCCACGCTGATTGAGCCAAGCGAAGTTTAAAACGTCTGACTTGCACACGTCTACTATTTCGCTGATCGCTGTGATATTAATGTTTAGTGTGAACAAGGTTCCGTTTTTTGAGAACACAAAACTAAAAGCTCCTATTATACTGTTAATTTGACCCCCTGTATTATAATCAATAGGGCTATAATCTTCTGCTAGGTAGTCACCAGCTCCACCCGTGCAAGGATTTATAACTAGGTTTATATTGTTGCCCGAAGCTGTCGCGCTGATCCAAGTTGGCAAAGAAGGCGAAACTGTAAAGCCTGAAGCGTCCGCACCGACTAAATAGGTAATTATTTTAGGTTGACAACTAAGTAGGTTTAAGTTTATTACTGATCCCGTAACGGTGCTAGATGAATCTGAAGCATTTGAAATGAAATTATTGATTATTCCTTTGTCAAGTGCTAAACTATAAAGTGTCGGCTCATCTCCAAAAAACAAAATAGGCCTTTCGCCAACCGCTTCTTCGCCTGCCTGTTGTGCTGCTGTTAGGTCTGCCAAACCGTAATAAGCAGTAACAGAATTTGAATCGTTTGGAATTGCAGTAGCACTTTTTAGCCTGACATTGTACCGGATTGAAATGTCAACGTTTGGCCCTTCTAAAGGAGCTGTAATTTTGAATCTGCTTCTGATATAGCCCGAAATATCAAATCGGTAAACACCTGCAAGGTTAGGACTGACTATTATCTCATCGACCACCTGCCAGGGTTTTATAATTGCTTCGGCTCCTGTTAGGTAGCCCGCTATTAGTTGAAATTCCTGTGATCCTTCGGGCGTGAACTGAGTTGATCCTGTTGAAGCAGAAGAACCGATAAATGGCGTATTGAGTGTTAATCTTAGCAGCGTATCTTGAGTTATTTCAATAACCCGATAAACACCTAAATAGGCTCCGTTTCGTATTCTTATGCTGTCACCTACTTCTATTAGTTCCGAATAGTTTAAAGGTATGTCAATAGCTGCAATACCTTCTAAGTCAACAAAATTACAGGATGCAGACTGAAAACCGAACTCGAAAATCATTGGGCTGAATACATCCGCACCGTTCAAAGGGGCTAAAGTCTGATTGATTACTGACATTAATCTAGTGATTTACGTACAAACTCGTTGATAACATAGTCCCTAAACTTATCTGTTAGCACATCTGTTAGTTTTTCTTTGATAACTTGATCGTTAATTGACTGCGATATAACTCCAGATTTGCCGCCGTTACGGTAAAGAAGTGTCCCTTCCTCGTGTATCTTGCGGCTGATAATATAGGATAGTGACTTAGCAGTTATTCCATTAAGCTGTAAAGGCTTGTCTTTTATCCACTGTTCAATACTTTGTTGAAGCGTAGGGTTTCCCGCTATTGAGTTTACCGTAGGGCCCCTACCAGTTTCTAAGGTTGTGAAATATTTCATTGTGCTGAAAATGGTAAGCTCAGTGCCGACTATTCGATAACCTAAACTCTCAGCACTTTGCCCCGTCACGTTTGGAATCCTGCTTTTTATTCCTGCGATAGTTTCTTCTGCAAAGTTCTTCAAGATAGCCTCAACTAACCCGCTTAACATGGTGAAACTAAGCTAATATTAAATGCAATAGCGTAACCGCTCAGGGTAGCCTGAAACATCTGATATTGAGGTTCCTTTTGTATATTGGTTAGTTTGGTGCTGTTTGATTCTAGGATGTTAGATAAGAATAGATCACTGAGAATGTCCATTTCTGCAATCAAAGCCTCGCGCTCTTCAGCTGTAGTGTCGGGTCTATCTTCTTTCCAGAACCCGACGACTAGATTTGCATTGTCAAAAACTCCATCTGGTGTACTTCTGGCATCGTTAATTGTGAACGGCAATAGTGTAACCAAGGGATAAGTACCCGTATAACCTTGGGTAAAGTCAATTAGCCGCCCATGAATAAACCGAATATCTCGAGGTATTGATTCCCTGCACACGTCTACAATGTTCTGATAGTTTGCCATAACTTGCTTAAAAAACTGTGTTTCGGTTTGATTGTAGATATGTAATTAGATCCTGCCCTAGTCCGATTTGGAATCGTTTTTAAAATACGATCAATTTCTTCATCAATGGATATAATCTCAGACATTAAATCCCGTCTCTTTTTAGTTAGTTCGGTATAAGTTAAATCTCGGTTTGCCATATCCTCGGCAATATAGTTGTTTTAGAGATAATTTTGTTATGGATAGGACTAAAAAAAACACCTCGTTAGATTTGACGAGGTGTTAAAATTGATAGTCTAGTTCCTATCAGTCAATGGCTCTAATTTTCTCCACCCGCCAATGCAGTTAAAGATTGCATCTCTTACTTTATAAGTTCAAATATTATTTCTTCTGATCTCTTTTCTATTTTTTCGAGGGTTTCTTTGGCTTTTTGCCATTCAGCTCGTTTTATTTCATAGTCAAAGTCTATACCTAAACTTTCTAATTCCGTATCATAAGGCCGTCCTATCGGGCTCCTCGGTATAATATCGCAAAGGTTGCCGCACGCGCAAGTAACCCATTCACACGATAAGTCACAAGCGTCAAGATGTTCATTTGAAAGATATTCAGGAGGGTTTTCAAGAAACTTGTTCCAATCAAATGCTATAATTTCAGCTCGTTGTTCTGTGTATTTTTTCATAATCGCTATGTATTTTAGTGAGCTTAAATATACCCTTTTTATTTAATTTTATCCTTTTGCACCTAAGCTTTTCTTTTCTCAATTGCCCGAAGATTATCCTGGTATCTGCTTTTTGCCATCTGGTAAGTCAGTTCTAAATACACCTCTTCAGCAGTCCAAGAAAATACCTCGTAAGGCCTGACGCTATATCTGGCTGCTATTGACTCGCAAATCCCGTAAGGACCAAAAGTATGCAATGCAGAAACCCCCGCCTCCTCTTCTTCTTCGGTAGGTTTTTCGCTTGCAAGGTCTTTGAATCGGTCTAGCAAGATACAAAGATCCTCATAGATCAGCGCACCAACCGCAAGTGCCGGAGCTGCTAGTCCTGTCAGGTATTGATCCGGAAAGTAGATTTCAACCAAGTCTAAAAATAATCTATATGGAGCTTTGTTTTCGGATGCCTTAATCTTAGCCCGTTCGCACTTCTCAAAAGTTGATCCAGCAACGTCTATTTTAGGAGCTGTAAAATCAAGCGGCAAAACCGCACCCACCTCATTCAGGTCGTCAATAAAGCTGACAACCTCATAAAGAATCAAGACTTCATCACTAGTCAATATATTGACCTGTCTAGCTGTTAGGCTGCTTAGTGCTGTGATGACTTGTCGAGGTGTGTGCTGCTCAATATAAATTAATTCGGCTACTGTGACGTCTCTAAATGAAGTCCTTATAAAACTCTTTCTTTGAAGGAGGTTTGATTCGCCCATGTCCTTTGCCTTTATAATTAGGTTGATAGTTTGTAAGCATCATAACTGCTAAATACCTGACTGCATCAATCGCGTGATTATTTGCATCCTTTGGAACATTTGTGTTTTTTCCAGTTGCTCTATCCTTTTCCCATTGATAGGTTCTAAGTTCTGCAATTAGGTTGGTGCTTTCTGATGTGACTAGCATATCATAACCCTGTAATAAGTCAATGCCAAAATTAACGCTGTCAGGCCCTTTGTCGGCTCCATCTATTCGGTAGCCATACCCTGAAATTTCTTTTATGCTTTTCGGCTCCGCCTTGTCTGCCCAGATTGGCAATCCTAAATTAACGCCTAATCTTTTGTATTCCTTGACTAGATCAACATTAAGTAAGCCTCGCTTATAGACTAACTCGTGTAGTATTATTTTTCCATCATAGGAGTAAACTGCAATAGTAGCAGCCGGATCACTTGTAAATCCAAAGTCCTGCCCGTAGCCCAATAACTTTGCAGTTGCTGGAATAGAACCTATCATAGACCAATTTGAGAAGATAACACCTTCTAAGCTACCAAGCTGTCCAAGTCCGTAAACCTTCCACCAATTAGCCCAGTAGGAGGATGTTTCTGCTTTTACCTTTGCCTTCTCAATTTCTTTAACTATTGCACTATCTAAAGCCTCATTATCTTTGTAGGTCAAAATGATAAAGTCAGAATCTTTTTCGTCTTTCAATTCTGAATGAACCCAAAATTCATTTGTTGGATTGTAGTCCAGATAAATAAATTTCTTAGTTCTTATTGATAGCTGCTGGTAACTTTCAAAGGTTACATTATTGCACTCATTAATAAAAAGTATGTCACGCCTTGCACCCCGTAGCTTATCTGATTGATCAGCACTAAAGAATTCAATGTATGATCCATTCGTGAACTTATAAGTTAAATTTGATCTGTTAAAATTATCCTCTTGAAAGTTACCAACCCACTTCAATATTTTTAAGAAATCCTTAATAGCCCCACGTTTTAAATGCGGTATTGATTCAGATACTACTGATATTTCGCTGTTTGGGGTCTGAATTGCATACTGAATTAAAAGCGGAAGGATAGAAAAAGTTTTAGAACTAGAGGTTCCGCCCTGTACAATCCTGACTCTCTTTTTAAGTCTGGATATTTTATACTGAGCCGTTGTCGATTCTAACATCTAGATTAATAGGTTTAAATATTGGCTTTTCTATTTCCTCATTTGCATTATGCTGCATTGATAACTTTCTTAGTTCTTCGTCAGTACTAATCAACTTCATCAACCCCATTTGCAAGGTCGGGTTATCTGACTTATACCACTTGGACCGCATTGAGACCTTAATATCTGTCTTAACCTTTGTAAGAGCTTCTTTTATGGCTTCCGATTCTTGTAATTTAAAATCATAGAAAGTTCCCATTGAGCATGGCAAATACGAAGTCACATCAGCAATAAAAAACAGTTTATGTTTCTCAATCGCTTCTAAAGCTTGCTTTTCTAGTTCGCTATATTTGTATGCCATTTCTTTTAATTACCAATGATGGGTCTAAATTCCTCATTCTGTTTACAATTACATCGCAGTACTTTGGGTCAAGTTCTAAGAGATATGTTTTTATGTTTAATTGATGCCCTGTCACCATTGTTACTCCACTCCCTCCAAAGCCATCAAACATAGACTTAATTGGTTCTTTAGTTTTTTCAATACACCACTCAACTAATGAAACAGGTTTTTGCGTTGGATGGACTCGGTTTGTTTTTTCAGAAGCTTGTGTAAATTGTCTCACAACACTTCTGATATTACTCCAAGCTAACTCACAATCTGTTTGGTCGCTTGATCCATTATTCTTATCCCAAACAAGCCAGCATTCAGCATCAGGTAAACAAGAAGAGTAATAGTTTGCCCCCCACCAAACGTGTTTAGATTTAGGGTATAAAGAATAAATCAAATTAAATGAATCTCGAGCAACATCTGTATTATCGTCTCCTAAAATATCTGTTCCATACCTCTCTTTTAAAACTCCACTTTTTGAAACTGCATTCATTCCGTATGGAGGGTCTGTGTGTATTAAGTCAGGAACATTAACTAACATTAATTTATCAATATCATTTACATCTGTTGCACTTCCACATAACAAACGATGCTCTCCAATCTCGTAAAGGTCGCCTAAAACTGTTATCGGTATTTCAGGCGGTGTTGTATCAAAGTCATCTTCTTCGGCTTCTAAAACTTCATCAGTACCAAAATTAGGAATATCAAGACCCCAACCTTCTAACTCTTCCGAATCCCATTCATTAGCGATCAGCTCCCAATCCCATTCACCAAAGCCGACATTATCCTTAATGATAAATTCCCTTTGCTGTTCCTCGGTAAGATCATCAGCAAAGATAATGGGTATCTCCTTCAATCCTGCCTCTTTGCAAGCCTTTAGCCTCATGTTGCCTCCTAGTACAATCATATCAGCATTGACTACAATAGGGCGTATTTCCAGCATCTCAGGAAATCCCTGAATTGACTTGACTAATTTATGAAACTTTTCATCTTTGATTAGTCGAGGATTATTTGGATTCGATTTAATCTCTGATATTTTGACAACTTTTGAGTTCATACTGCTTTTGTTTACACTGCAATTTAACGAAAAAAAAGCCCGAAATGTTAATCCCGGGCTAATTAGGTGTTAATCAACTTCATCATTTAATAGTTTCTCAAGACACCTATCCATATAGTCATATATAGCTTCTTTACCGATAGATTTACATTTCTCAAAAGCCTGATAATTATCCTCTATTACAATATTTAGAATTGATACCTCAATCCTTTTCGGTAGCTTCTTTGCCCATTTGCCTTCTTTGTAGAGAAGAATTGAATAGAAAAATAGCTCATCCTGATGTTTTATGTAATCCCATTCAGGGTTAGATTTGTTCCCCTTTTCTCGATATGTGTCAGTATTCCCGTTAGGCTCTTGAAACCTATCTGCCTCCTGAATATCGCCGTACAATTCAAACGCCTTAGCCTTTAGCTGGTTTACATAGGCTTCTTCTGTGGAGGGGTTAAAGCATAGCATAGTACCCCCTAGTCCTAATGTGCTTGCCGTTCCATACGTTGCACATTTTTTATCTTCAGTGTAAATACAGTTTGGGCCTTTAATATTCTTACCAGGAACCAATCGGTAAACCTTGCCCTTCCTGAAATTATTAGCTTTATCTGTTATACACTCAACAAACTCAACACCCTTCCAAATGTCTTTTGATTTTACCAATGCATGAACAGAATCAGAATCGTCAACATCAAATTCAGTTCCTTCTAATAATTTTTTCAATCGCTCTAAGTCTTTATTAGTCATTTTATTGTTATTTTAACTGTGTCGCCTAAATTTATCCCTGACCTCATAGGATGATCGCTAATTCCAAAACAAGGCTGGTTCCTGTACTTTGGATTCTCGCACTCCCAGAATACAGTATAGAACCCGTAATCCATATTAATCGCTATAACAGTGCCTTCTTCGCTAATGATGCGCTGCCTGATTACATTCCGCTTGTAAGTCTCGCAACTAGAAAGTATAACTATCAGAGCTAAGGTAATTAAACCCATTATTGCAAGCTGGAATCTGTTTGATCTAGTCATTTTCGAGTACGGTTTTGATTGCTTCAATTAGTTGAGTCTCGTTACTTTGAACCTGTAAGTTTTCCACGTTAACATAAAAGACAACCCTTGTAAGGCCATTTTTATACGCTTTACTTAGATGAAAGTCAGTGATCTCAACCTCAGGCTTCTTCTCAAAAGTTACCGAACAGATTAAGCCATCCTTAGCAGCTTGTTTGTTTAGTAGTTCAATCAGCTCCTCGGTTGATTGTTCTTTTTCTACTAGCCGCCATTCCTTAGAAATTGAATCTGATCCAGAGGCCCAAAAAGAAACTGCCGTGACTCCCATTTTCGCACTATCAGGATATATATTTCCCATGATAGGAATGGGATTTGCGTACCCATTTGCCTGCTCTTGTGTACCGATATACTCATAATATTTAGTTTCCATTTCGCTCTTCAATTAGTTTGTTGTTGAATAATAATTTAGCACTCGTGAAACTTGTAACTTGAATCATTAATTTGTCAAACATCTTTATAGCCTCCTTTTCGGTTTCAGCAAAACCTTTTGCCTGATCTACTGTATGTAGTTTTACTATTATTATCTGGTAATTTGTTCTTAGAATTGATCTTTTCATCCTTGCTAAGGTAGTCCATAAATTCCTGAACTCTTTTTTGCTTAACCAACTGATTCTTTTCGTACCTGGTTTCAAATATCTTCCAAAACGATATTTTATATTCTAGCGGAACCTTTGAAAAACAGGTCCCTTTATACGCTCCGAACTTTAGTTTTAGCCCTTTCATCAGAACGGAAGTTTATCACCATCGTCATCCTGAAAATTATGTGGCGGTGCCGCTGGCTGGCTTTGCGTAGCGGATGGAAGTTTAGTATCGTAAGAGCTAAAATTGTGCATAGCGGGTGGAAGCTTAGCCTCCTTAACCTGCATCGTGAAGCTCATGAATGTAACGCCTTTTGCTGACGTCTTAATCCATGCAGAAACGTTGAACTCTACTCCATTCTGATCCATGTAGTTTCCCCTGTAATCGGGTCTTTTAGGATTGTCGCCTTTGTCGTTTTTGAATAACGCTCCTGATAATCTGTTATCGAAATCTGCCATTTTTATTTTGTGTTTGGTTTTGTAATATTAACTATTTTATTTAATTATTGCAAGTATTATAGAAATAAATTCTTCTTTTGATCTAAATATTTGATAACTAAATCCCGCCTGAATTATTTTAGCCTGCCAAACTTTTTGATTTGGCTGCTGTGTTCCTTTCTCAGTCTTGGCTTCCAGCATATATGCAGCACCCTTGTAATAGAAAACTAGATCCGAACGGCCCGGCTGCAAGCCTAAACCTCGATCAGTCATTGCCTGTATTTTACTTCGTGAATTATTTAAATTGTAGCATAGTAAGCCCCTCAAATCTGGATAGGTAGCGTGAAACCACATATAACAATCGCTTTGAATTTTGTCTTCGCTTATTTCCATGTTACAGGGTATTTATTCATGTAACTTATTACACCGCTTAGTTTTGCGAACTTAATATACTTACCATCAGTGTCAAGAACCTTAACTTTTTCAATGATAATTTTTTCGCCACTTTCGGTTTTACCCATGTAGTAAGTTGTTATTTCAAAACTACCTACTACTCTTCCGTTAATCTCTAGTTTTTCAGACATTCAAATCTATCTTGATTCATGTGTAGCCATCCTTTTTTATATCCCATCAGATTAATGAACTCCAGAGCCTCGCTTCGGTCTGTTAACTTATGCAGCACCCAATAAGGGCTAATTAAACCAGCTTTAGCCATTCTTGACTTTTCTTCTAGTCCAGCGTTATTAGCTTTTCTTATGCGCTCCTGCTTAGTTAGTAACTGCAAAAATGCGATTTCAGCTTCTGCTTTCTGCTTTTCTGATACAGGGAAAACATAACCGCAAGTTCCGCAAACCGTAACACTTACATAGCATAGCGCACCGCATTCTTTGCATTCTTTTACAGGTGCTGCCCCTTCTTTTTTCTTCTTCTTTTTCTTTAAGCTCCACGCCCTTTCATCTTCCCAAAATCCGTGTTCATTGACATTATTACCAAAATCCAAAAGGTTGAAAGTTTCTTTTAGGCCCTTTATAATTCTGCTGCCACGCCCTACCATTTGCAAAAACAAAGGAAGCGATTTTGTAGCCCGATAGAGAATAATTGTCTGTATAGTCGGCTCATCGAATCCTGTTGTCAATATGCCAACATTGCAAAGAATAGCATCAGAGGTATTTTTGAACCAAATTAAACAGTCCGCGCGCTCTTTTTTAGTAGATCCTGCGTCTAGGTGTTTTGCATTCAGCCCCGACTCGATCATTTCATCCCTTAGTTTTATTGAGCTTTTGATATTTGGGCAAAAAGCAATCGCTTTTGTTTTGTCGCATATCTTTTTATAGTTCTCAATTACGCCCTCGTAAACTTTTGTCTCAGTCATAAAGGAGCCCAAAGAATCATTATCGTAATCATTGCCTTTAGTTTTTACGCTACTTAAGTCTAATTTAACGCCATAACTCAAGGGTTTTGATAGGAAACCCTGCTCTATCAATTCGGGAATAGATACGACCTCTACAAGTCCCTCGTAAAACTCATCCAAAGCAATCTGATTCTTTTCCCGGTGTGGGGTTGCTGTAAATCCGATTACTACACTTGTCTTTGCAATCTGTGAAAAGAACTTGTCGAAGTTCCCGAAATGGCACTCATCAATAATGATTAAGTCAAGCGATTGAACGAAATTAATGTACTCTAATTTGTGCATTCGTCTAGAAATAGTTTCAATCATAGCGGTGTATAGTTGGCCCGAAAAATAGGATATACTTTTTCCTGCTTCAATCTTGGTAGGATTTAGCCCTATGGACTCAAGCGCGCCGCCTGCCTGAGTTAACAGCTCCGTTCTATGTGTTAGTATCAAAACCCGTTTCCCCTTCGCTATTGCGCTCTTGACGATGAAGGAAAAGGTAAAAGTTTTTCCGCTGCCTGTGGGGCTGCAAAAGACAAACTTCTTCTTCCCTGCTAGGATCATTTCCCTAGTCTTTTGCACTGCCTCTAGCTGGTACGGTCTTAGCTCGATCATTTTTTTTTGTAGTTAGTTGTATGCACCTTGTATTCACCTTTTATTTTGCAAGCTGAATACAAAAAAACAGCCTGCATTAACCCTAAACCCATCTTTTAACCCTTTGTAGTCAGTGTAGTTACTATATATAAGTATTAAGTATGTAGATAGTAAATGCAATTATCAAAATAATTTTCGCGTAAGAAAAATTCTCTATAAGTTTATGCAAGTTGGTTACTACACTGACTACATGACTACACTATTTTCTAAAACGCTGATTGTGAATCACTTCCGTTTTTATTGTAGTCACCTCTTTTTATTACCTCGTAAACGTTTCTAGGCACTCCATCGATTCTTTTGCTGATTTTCTCAAATCCCAGTTTTTTCAGGTTCATGCCTAGTTTGAAAGGAGAAATCTTTAGTCGCGTATGCGTTTCAATGAAATTGACTATTTCAGTGTTGCTCATCCATTCGCGAAAACCACCTTTGTCCGGTCTGTCAAAAAACATTTGTATCGCCTCACACTCCAGACTGGCCTGCTCATTGACCTGAGTGATCTGGTTTAGGTAAGAGATTTCCTGTCTACTCAACATCCAAGATTCTCCGACCTCCTGAAGCTCCCAATATAGCTCCATCCAAAGTGCTGTTTTGTCGATTAAATTGTATTTTTCGTAGTCTATTGATATGACATTAACGGGAAGTATTCTTCGGTTTCCTGTTGGATCGTTGATAATTTCATCCTCGTTTGAAGTTCCGCAAAGAACCGCGATTCGCTTTAGATCCTCGTGAAATTTTCCGTAAGGCTTGCGAATAGAAAACTTATCTTTGGATGACAAATCCTTTAGTTTCTTGGCTTCCTGCTTACTTTTTCCCCCAAACTCATCGTCCATTATAATGGCCTTTTTGCACATCAATGCAGCGTCATCCTCAGGCTTTCCATCTAGCTTGCTTTCTGCGTAATACGCTTGCAGCTCTTCAGGAAAAAGGTTCCTAAAGAAGTTAGTTTTCCCTTCATATTGACCGCCCGTCAAAACCAATATCATTACTGAGTGCGTCCCCAGCATCGACGCGACTACAGAAAGTAACCATTTGTGACCAAAAACATCCAGGTAGTTGGTCACATGCATACCATCCAAGTCAGCCTTATATTTGATACACGATAGCAATTCATCTACTAACCCGGATGGCTTGAGATATTTATGAGTTTCAAAGAACTTAATGAAAGGATTGTATTCTTTAGTGAAATCTGATTCAATAATAGAGAATAATAAGTCCTTAGTAGTCTTATCAGAAACAACTTCCTTTGACTTAATATAGAGTGAATTATACATCCGATCATCAATAATTTCACCGTTTATTTCTATGTGCCTAGTTATAGTATTGAATAGAATATTGTACTCAGAAAGAAATGCTTTTAGATCAGAAATCAAATCATCCGTGCGCTCGTTTTCAATTTCATGATTAGGCATATTCATAACCTGATCTATGATTTTTTCGCTCTCTTCACGCTTGATTCCAGATAATTCAAGGGTCTTAATTGCCCCCTCTTTCGGGTCTTTTATCCCTCCGTTCTTAACCGAACTCTTACGTCTTAGCTTTGCGATACGCTCGATTTGCTCAGTCTTTGGGGTTTTGATTTTTATCCCCTGGTTCTGGCATAGGTAGAAAAAAGTAGCGATTGAGTTATCGCTTCGCTTTCGTTTTAGGAACCCATCATAAGATTTATCACATTCGTTTTGATCGTACTTTATCGAAAAAGAAGATACAAAATTGAACTTGTCTCGTCCCGATTCGCCTAAAGAGTTTGCAAACCCCATCCCTACCTTAACCCAATCGGAATAGTCTTCGCAAATATTTAGGCTGCGATCTTTGATCTGCTGCAAGATAAAATCCATGTCATCCCCTGTGTGAACGTATGTTTTTTGAGGTTCAACTTTCTTTTTAGGAACGTACTTTTTAAAAACCTTGCTGTTTGGATTGTAAAAAACATTTACATCCATAGAAACAAATCGAAAACGAGAAACATCTTTGCAGGATTCATCAAGAATGACTTTGTACTCATTTGCAAAGTATTTCTCTAGCCCTATGAATGAGTCCAAGTGCCGCGACGGGTCAATCTTAACAAATCCAACATACCCACCATTTCCAGAAATTGACTCGTGAAAAGCCATAATATAGGGGTCAGCTGCCACCTCATCAATAGACCAATTAGGATTATCTTTTGCATCTATATCAATGGCTATAATTCCAGAATGCTCAATTAGTCCTTTTACATTTCGATATTCAAAAGTACCTGAAGCGGTTATTCCCTGCGCTTGTACTTTTTCCCAACGTTTAGAACGAACGTTTATAACAGCATCTTCCCACTTTCCATTTTTGATATTGTAGATGTAATCCTCAAAGTCCATTGACTCATTAGGTTTAGTTGAAGGAACATATTTCCCCAACTTTTGAGAGAAATATCCCCCTGGAAAAACTGATATTTTAGACATTGTTATTCTTTACAAGGTGAAAAGATCCAATCTTCTTATAATCCAATCGCTTTTTTTTAATTCGTTGGTAGACCGCTTGAACTGTAATGTTAGCCAGTTCCGCATATTCTTTTACGGGTATATATTCCATAATGTAATTTAATATTTTAAACTAGATAATCAAAAAAAAAGGGCGTTTTAAACCCTTTTTAAATCCCAAACATAAACTCTATCATCCTTAAATCCCTGATTCTTGAGCTTGTATTTCATGTTAAGTACTGACGTCTTGCTCCTTCCTACCAGCTCAGAAAGCTCTTCAAGCGACATCAGAAAGTTATCTCTTACGATCTGGATTTCGGGTTCGGTTCATGTTTTGTTTTTCATTTTATTTCTAATTCCATCGATTTCGATGGAGTTAAAACATTAATTCAACTCCCACAGCCCAGACAATCAAAATCAGATCCTTCAGGCTTGACTCCTTTCAGCTCCATTTGCAGATTGTGAATCCGATCCTTTGCCTCCATATCAGCAAACATTTCACCTACCAGGGTAGCTTTCAAGACTTCGATTTGGGCTAGTATGTTTTCTTTTTTGCTTTCAGTCATATCATTTTCAACAACTGATACTTAACCTTGCTGGAGCTATACCCCATCTTGATTCCGATATCCGCGGAGTTCTTACCCTCCGCGCTTAGTCCCCTGATAGTAGCTAATTCAGCCGCTGTAAACTTGCTGCAATCGTATCTGCTAGTCCTAAGCCGCTTTCTGACTAGATGCCAAATCTGACCATTTGTAAGCCCGGTTTTTGAGCTTATTTCATTGTAGCTTTTATTCTGTTCAAATAGCCGCTTTACCTCTTTCAGTTGTGTTTGTGATACCATTTTAGAATAATGTTAAATTAAATTTAAAAACCCGCTAACAAAATTAACCCACCATTTTTCAGACTCTAACTTTGCCTCTTCAATATTTTTACAATGGCTACAAATACTATAACCTCCATTCATCATCCATAAAGTAGCATTGAAACCGTAATTATCTTCATCGCAAATAGCAATATGAGATTTCAAATCGCCTTGAACTGGTAAGTTTACATAAGTGGCCGAAACACACTTATAAACGTGTTTGATTTTAGTTTCATCATCCCAGATTAAAGGCTTAATAAAACCATCTGGAAACTCTTTCATAGCCTCCAGGCAATCCCGATTAAATACCTCTGATCTAATCATTTGATCTGCAGATTATAATTAGCCTGAATGAAAGCCCCTTCAATTATTTCACCGTCCTTGATAGCTTTTTTAATCCCAATCTTGTCCGCTGACTTTACAATTTTTTCAGTCACAAACCTAGCGTCTAGCAGCTCAACCAAGGGGACTTCAATCGACTCAGTTCTTCTCACACTTATATTCAGCATAGGAGACGAAACTTTTTCAATTGAATAGATTTGCATAGCTGATAATACAGCGTCTTTCATACGATCAATCGCACTTTCTTTGGCTTTCTTAATCGCTGTCAATCGCTTGATTTCTTCGCTTATAAGCGACACTTCCCCCTCAAAACTCTTGACTACGTAGCCGTAATTAATAGCCTTTTCCTGTAGCTCGCTTTGGTTAATTACCAGAGCGGTTTCCACCTCTTGAGATAGTTCGCCATCTTCCAAGAAGGAGGCTAGATTTCTAGCCTCCTCTGATATGATATATAATGATTTCATAGTTTGTTGATTGTTTGACTTAGTGATTCCCTGACCTCTTTACTGATTTTATAGCTCTCTTCAATCTTAGCTATGTTGCCTCCTGAAATTAGATACTGGATCGCAGCGTCTAACTTTTCATCTTTGTTAAGCCAAGGTCTTGCGTCAACTTTTTGCGGAGTTAGATCCTCTTTTTTATCGTACTTTGTTTGTGGGCCAATGTTCTTATTTTTAAGGCCCATGTAGACATCGGAAGCCAATCCAAGCATCTTTGCAGCTGTTCCTATTGCGTCGGTTGTAGCCATCTTAAAACATTCGTCAGAAACAAAAGGCCCATTCCTTTCATTTGCAATAAACATTGATCCACCATTTCCGGGTATTCCATCACTCCAAATATCTTCTATCTTTACAAATAGATTTATGTTTACAAAACACGCCGTTTCACATGTTGCGGTTGGTTCTATCCATTGCTTTTCTACTGTGAATTTCCAACCTATACCACACACTCCGAATACCTCTGTAAGCTTTTGTATTCTCCATTGAGGATTTATATCAGACTTACCTTTTAGTCTGCCTGCCTGAATCTCTCTTAGAGAGCTATCGGGAACATCTTTCAGAAGGTCATAATATTTTAAATTCATAGCTCAGTCAACTTCTCTATTTCAGTTAGGACTTGGCAAAGGTCGTTATTGAACTCCTGCTCAGTTATAGGAGTTATTACCTCTCTTCCAATGGCTGATACGTATCTAATCATTTCGACCCGTAGCGTAGGGAATATTGCTAAATCAATGGCCTCTGCATGGAATTTGTATAGGCTGACCTCAGTAACATATTCGTTATTGCTGCTAAGTTTATACGAGTGTCGCCCTATCCTGAAAAACTTAGGGATTTCTATTTCCCTTTCCTGTGTTGTGTTTACTGTAATTTTCATTTTCGCTTTTTGTTTAGTTAAAATTTAATTTTCCTGCAATAAAGTGGCCGTCAATATCTTTTGTAAAATAGTGGTGCCATTCACCAACTTCGTTTTCAGTGGAATTTAAACCTCTTAAAAATCCGTTACTCACATAAACAAATTCGCTTTGATCTGCAAGTAAAACAAAGATATGATCTACATTAAGACCTTTTTCTTCTAAAGACAATTCAATCTCTGAAAACGAAATCTTATTTATTTCCGTACCTCTGATGTTTAATTTTTGAGTTTTCATTTTGTCGCTCTTGGTTTGTTATAGCTGAATTGCTATAACATAAAATTAAACAATTTATTTAATATTTACAACTACCAATCGAATTTATTTTCATCAAATCCGCAAAGAAAGTTAGGACTGCATTCTAATTTATCGCAAATGATTCGAATCATGCGAAGCGGTATTCTAGTGGTTTCGCCTCGAACTAACTTGTAAGCAGAAACCATTTGAGTGACCTCTGCGCTATCAGGCCAAAGTGCCGCGCCAAGTTGCGGTATTGTAATCGTCTTTTCCGATGTGGAATTGAAGCGAATTAACGCTTCTTCTATTCTTAGTATCATAAGTTTTTCTCTAGTTCAAATTCCCAATCTATTAACTTTCTTATTTCCGCTAGTAATACCGTGCTGGTGACTACTTCATTTTTATTTGACATATAGTTATAAGCAAGCGTCTTGCCCACATACTCAACCCGATCAATAATGGTATCGGAAAAGGTAGGGTGCATGAAGTCACCCTCTTCTATATCTACTGTATAGGTAATCTGAACCTCAAAATCATACTCGGTATTACCGATAGTATGAGAGACAGTGATTTGCTTAGTTTGTTGTGTTTGCATTTGTGTAACCCCGAAGGGCGGTTTTGTTTAGATCAATAAAAAAGAGTATTTTTTTCTGAGTAGTGCCCGTCAAAAACACGATTAGTTATTATCGCGGCTAAAACTTCCCTGGAGCATTCATTTACTAACTGCTCTAATTTTAAAACCAAAATATCTTGTCTATCATTCCAAGTTTGCGTTGTCTCAAACCCATCCCTAATCTCCCAAGACTTGTCTTCTAAATTTCCACGTAGCTTTGTTAGTGTTTCTTGTATTTTTTTTGAGTTCTCTAAATCTAAATTTGTCATGATCGCTTTTGTTTGCAGTTGAAGACCGTTCCTCATTTGCTTATGTAATATTAAACAATTTATTTAATAATTACAAACTTGACATAAAAAAATCCCGATTATTTTCACAACCGGGACCAATCACAAAACTAAACAAAGAGCGACCTTCGATATAAAGATAGCTATTTTTAATCAAATTATTCTGTAGATTGCATAAACAAAAAAAAGAGCGATGAACAGAAAGATAGAACTAAAAATTGAAGGACTAGGAAAATTTGAGGGTCTTTGGACTCCTGAACTTGTTACCGAATCAGTAACCCCGGTTCCGGAAGCTAAAGAAGATGAGGTTTCAACTCCTAAAAATTTAAACATAACTGATAATTTTTACGATTTTTTGTCAAGTAAGGAGGTATTTTTTGAACTCAAAGATGGTTATACGTATATAGTAGACCATGTAAGCTCTGTCAATATTTCAAGCAGAAAAATAATCTACTGCAAGGATGGATTTGCAAAGCTCATAATTGGAATTGAGAATTACGACACAGAAAAAGCAACTCAAAGCGGTCACCTAATCACACTGAAAAACGGTGCTGAAATCTTAATTCAAAACGTTCACATCTCCCAACCAAAGCAAATATATAGTACTCAACCTTGGATGCCCTCGCTTTTCAGGTCAGCTCAAGACCCAAACGCAAAGTGGGCAGTAGTCATCAAAAACAACGATAACGGAGAAAATGGAGGGTTTGGAATAGGCTTTGTGTACGGAGGTCTAAGCGAAAATAATATCGCATTGGTAGACTGGAAATTCAAAGGTGTCGGTCTTATGGATGCCAAGAATCCTTACCCTGGATGCGTTCTCAACGTCACGCTTGACAATGTTAATGCAGATTATACCAACCTAAAAAAGTGGGGAGATAATAAGACGTTAGTCAAAGGTATTTTCAAAGATGATACCTTTACGGTAACCGAAGGGCTGAACTTTGAGTTTCTGAATAATTACAATTTTCAGAAAGACTCAAATTCTAACAGCTCTTTTTTGATCCATTCAGGTCGCTTCACTTTCCAGATAGACCGAAATAAAAGCTTGCTAGACTGGAATACCTGCAAGCTAAGACCTAGACCTTTTACAGGCGAAAGTGTTACAGTGAATAATGGTCGGGCATTTTTCATAGGTAAGGAACCGCAAGCGGGGGACATTTTCTATATTAACAACACCGGATACATAATCAAGGAAAAAAACCGAACTTACTACACGGATTGGACCAAATGGGGGGATGATAAGAATTTAGACCTTGCTTTTCAATTAGCCTGTTTCACGGATGCAAAACTTCCTGAAGATGGCATTTATACTATTGAAGCCTACGAAGCTATTTTCTACGCTCCAAAAAATGCGGTAGATGCGTATTTAGTTTTCAAGGCTAACTTTGATTTCCGAAGTTATCCAACCACGGAGTTTGGAGATAGAGAAATTCTCTCAGGTGCTACAGTAGGTCACTTATGCTACAATCACGACGTTATAACGCTTTGGGCAAAGGATTCTTCGCTATTAGGATATTATCGGCAGACTCAGGACAACGGAAAAACTAACGGTTACAACATGGTTAACTGCGTCGGGTTTGAAAATGAGTTCAACCCACCTGTAGAGGTTACAAAAGACAAGAATAAACCAATGCCTCAAGTAGTTTTAGAAATGCTGGCATGGACGAAAGAATTTTCATAGATGTATAGGTTATGTTTTGGTAGTGCGGAAAAGGAGTGGTTTATGACTGCTCCTTTTTTTTGGGCAAAAAAATAGCCCCGAAGGGTTTAGGCTATTCTAGTAGTTTTATTTTCGTTTGAAGTAAACTAATATCTCCCATGTCGTCAACCTCATTGATCATTTTTTGAAGCGTTTTGTCAGAAGCTAGCATTATGCGAGTCTCAAGGCTTTCAGCTTGAATATTTAGCCGATAGATTTGTTCTTGAATATCTTTGTTAATAGCCTTAGAGTCATCAAGAGCCTTTTGGAAATCCGCAGGAAGAATAAAAAAATCTTCTAGTTTAAAAGTGACTTGGTTTTTTGTACTTTGTGACCAAGTTGAGGCATCACCAAGAAAATTTTCAGGTCTTGCTGATGAAAGTCCTTTAATGGCTTTATCTCTAAGACTTTTTTTAAGCGCCTCATTTGACTTTATCTCAAACTTGTCAGAAAGTATAAGATGCATCATAAAGGAAGATAAAGAAGGCGTTTCCGTTTTTTGAGAGCTTAATTCATCAATCTTGACTTTAACTTTTGCAGTGATCTTGTCAATTAGAAATTTCCTTTGTTGTGAGTTCATAAGGAGACTAGTTATTGAGTTTATTTTTTTTATTGATTAATGCAATCCAGATTTTATCTAAGATTTTGCTTTGACCATACTTTATCTCAATCCTCTTACATTCTTCTATTCCATAAAGGCAATCATTTTTATCCGAGCAGTTTCTAACTTTTAAGTAAGGGTTTGATTTGATTGTTTGAGTGAGTGTCATGATCGCTTTCGTTTGTTATAGCTGAATTACTATACCATAAAAGTAAACAATTTATTTAATAATGCAATACAAAAGACTATTTATTTTTACTAAAATTATCGCTGTGCAAACCAAGACTATTAAAATAAACATTAATAAATCCCTTCCAAAGTTGTCTTTGTAACAATTATCAATTTTCATAAGACTATTTTTTTTGAGTCGCTAAATGTCAGGTCAAAATAAACCTGCTTATTTCCAAGTCCTAATTTTTTTCCAGCAGGTCTCCTTAATATTTTGCCAGAATAGAAAATGTCAAAATTTTCGTCTAAATCAAATCTATACTCATCATCTGAATAAGTCTCTACTACTGTACCCTCTGGAAGAAAAATGGAATAAATAAATTTAATTTTGTGCCATTCAGAAACAACCTCTTTTTTCGATGAATTACTTTCAAAATAAGTTTCTGAATGATTATTTGGTGTTACGCATATTTTTTTACATCTAAATTCCCTTATTATTTCTTGACTCAAGTGACAAACCCATTCTCCGCCCTTACCGATAGTTTTTAATCCGGTAAATGTTTCTGTCCAATTCATATACTGACCTGTGTATTTAGCACTTTCTTTTACGGTTAATTTCTGTCCTTTTATCATAATCGCTTTGGTTTGTTTTAGCTGAATTGCTATACCATAAAATTAACTATTTTATTTAATAATGCAAAACAAAAGACTATTTATTTTTCCAATAAAAAAACCATCCAACCCCCAAAGCGATGACAACTAAAAAAATACCCAAAACAGTATTAGGCTTTCGATCAACCTTTTTCTCAAAGGCTTCTTTACTTGTAATCCTTTCAGAATCATTTTTAGTGTCCTTCTTAGCCTCCAACTCCTTAACCTGTGTAATTACATTACTTTCGTTGTAAAACTCGCTAACAGCCTTATTTTTGACCTGTACAACTGAATCAGCCTCCCCCGTGAAAGTGCCGGATAAGTCAATAACGAAAACGCCTTTGGGGTAAATTTTCAGTCCTACAATCTCCAGGGACTCCGAAGATTTTTTTAGCTCAGATACAGATTTTACCGCCGCCTTTTCTTTTACCGTTTCGGTAACTTGCTCAGTATTTTTTTCCGATTCGCTTTCGCTTGACTTGCTTATGTCCTTTTTAACGGACTTGCAAGAGCTGCATAGGATTAGGAATAGTAGGAGGTATTTCATGCGCTCAGTTCTTTATACTCAATCTGTGCATCAAATCTAGGACATTGTTTTTTAACATTCGGGAAATCCCTGTGACCTTGAATCTTTACTTTTTTTCCAGCATAAATAAAAGCCCGTTCAATACATACAATTATAGATTTCTTTTGTGCTTCAGTCCTGTCATCTACCTTCGCACCCCCAATGTAACTAATGTGAATAGACTTTGAATTATAACCTTTTACACCGTTTGTAACCTGATCAAAAGACGCGAGAGTATGAATCTTACCGCTTTGTTCAATCAAAAAATGATAGCCAACATTCTTCCAATTCAGCGTATTTTTCCAATGATTTATTATACTTTCGACGGTAGTTCTTTGCGGTGTTGCCGTGCAATGAATTACAACATGATCTATTTGTCTTTTCATAGCGGAAATTTTATAGAGTCAACTAAAACTTCATACTCATTATTTTTCGAGTGACTTGTAAGGGTCAAGATTCTGCCTCCAATATACTTAACAGGTGCGTTACGCTCAATGTGCCAACCACTTGAACCATCGCCAAACTCTTCCTTATACGTACCTGTAATCATAAGATGAACATTTCTGTGTATCTGCTCAAAATTATGGCTTCCGTTATTGAATCTAACCGCTTCCCTAACTATGTCAGTAGCTTTATTTTCGTGAATGTGCGCAAGACAATAGATGTCGAATCCTTCATGTATCTCCAAAGCCCTTGTGAGGTTTATTTCGCCTCTAGTTACCACGCCTCCACCGCCCGAACCGTGAAAATATTTAAGTATTCGAGTCAGTATCTTGTCACTTGTCTCCTTGTGCTTCTTATCCAAGATCAGCCACCCACCATACCCACCCGCAAAAACATTTGATTTGCATTTGTAATTAAGCAGGTCTACAAATCGCTGCAATAGGTCGGTTTCCTGGTGTTTGATAATTGCAGTTTCATGATTCCCGTAACCGATTACAGTTAGGATTGAGGCATAAGGAGCAAACCATTCTACCGCCGTTTCGACGACAGAATCCAAGTACTTGGCATTGTTGTGTTCGGCTCGAATGTCTGATTTATTGCCCCTGCGATCTCCCTTTCCCTGCATCAGGCAAAAGAAGTCGCCGTTTACAAAAACGGGTATCTTATTTTTTAGGCAATAATCTAAGTGCGATTTCAATTTTTCCCGATCGCATTTCGGATTATCCCAGTGGAGGTCTGAGATTATAGCAAGTTTTCCAGGTGCACCCAAATCAATTCTGTGAATATTCTTAGTTATTTTTGTAACTATCATTCTTTTTTGATTTTTGTAATGATCCCTTCAGCAAATTTGTAGATGCTCGTGCGTAGGGCATTGATAAGTATCTCGACTAAATCCCTGTTAATGTAGCGTTTCTTGGTCTTAATCGAAAGCAAATTAGTGAAACAGCTGATCGCATCATTTGCAATTAGAATATAAATCGAACTAAAAACAAAAATGTTCAAATTGAATCCTGCCAACGCTCCTGTAATTGCAAGGCTTAGCGGAATGAAAAGGATAGAAATCTTAGTAAGTATGCCCGCCCAAAATCTGGTTTTTGTGATTGAGTTCCATCCACTTATTACGACTGAAGCGATTAGCCCAAGTAGCGTATCAAAGACCATGAAAAACCATAGCAGCAAAATAAGACCGTAACTTATACCTAGAAAAGACATGCTAGTTATTAGAAGAACCTTAGCCCCGATAAAATTTTCTTCTGTGTAGTCGATTGGATCAATCAATTTATCAAATTGCATTTATATCTTTTTTGCCTCAATGAAAAATTGATCTGTTTGTTGCTCGGTCATTTCGAGCATACCTGCCATTGCTGCGATGTGAATGTTATCCCGATCCCAACTAAGGGCATACTCCCAGAAGATTAGTAGTGATTCATTGTTTGAATATTCAATAGAGGCTTTTACGGTTGACAATAATCCCATTTGTAATAGCATCATTCTACCTTGCGCTGGTGTTATTGAGAACGGAACCGCTGAAATCCATTTCAAATCTACTGTATAGCTTTCATTATCCTCGTTCATTGCATAGCCTTTTACCTGCCAATTTTCAAGGTTGATTCCTGAAAAATCAGGCTCGAAAGTATTGGTTTCTGGATTGAAGTATTTTGGTAGTTGTATCATGTGAAGGTTATAAAATCGACATTCCCTGAACTGATTGATCGTATTCCAAACTTATTTAATGAAGCAAATTGAAAAACCTCTGAGCTAGTTTCGAACGTAATAAATTGGCCTTTAACCACAATATTTATCCTATAAATATTATTAGAGGAGTTATCTCTTGTAATATCAAATTCAAAAGTCCTTAAATCATTACGCAAAAGGCCAAATGTGCTTGTAAGGTCTTTCTGTAATAGCGTAGTTAAAACTCCGTTTAGTTTCTGACTTATTGTCACAAATCTCCTGTTAAATTCGATTTGAAAATAATTATTCGCATCTGCCATAAATGATACTTGAACAAAAGTTGAATTGTCGGAAGCCGCTACCCTAAATGTAACTCTGCCATTTATATGTCCTTCCAAAACTGAAACAGGCATAGTCTTAAACCCGTCAATTATCGTATATGTGTCTCCTCTATACGATTGGTTCTCATTTGTTTTTCCCCAATTTTCGAGGAAAGAAAAACCCATAAACATCGCTGGAAAGGATTTAGCAAACGCAGCGCTATTCCTCAAAAACTCAACCTCCGAAATACTTTTAAAAAGCGTTCCATCAGCCCGTAAAATATTACCTGCCGTAGTGATATTAACCTCTGCTTTGTTAGTAATCAGAGCACTTGAAGCAGCCGCAGCCGCAGCACTTCCAGCCGATTCACCAGCCGATACGAATGATTTTCCAGCCTCTTCAATGGCAATTACTTTTGCCGCCACGCTTAATTCCTTTGCGTTCTGTGAATCGGTAGCGGAAACATCCGAAGCAGTAGCCGCACTTTCAGCATCTACTTTTGAAGCAAGTGCAGACGCTGCATCCTCCAAAGTTTGCGCTGCTTTTTCGGTTGCTACCTGCTCAGAGTCACTTGCTGCAATAGATGAAAGTCTAGCCTCTTCCGCACTGATTGCAGCCTTAACAGCTTCTTGCCTTGCTAGTTCCTCGTCACCTGCTTTGACAAGTACTTTGTATTCGTTAGTTTCCGACTTAATTACTATAACGCTCATATCGTAACTGTATTGTTAATATTTATTACCCCACCAATCAAGTTTGCGAAGTCCTGATCTTCTCTGAAAAGAATGTCATAGACGTATTGAATGTCGTTTACCTCGATAAATTCACGTGCAAATGTAATTTCCAGAATGTTGAAATCTTCTCCTATAATTGCAAGCCCAGTACCGATTGCAAAGGATTCGATAACAGGACTATTAATGTCAGTCGTCTTTTTTATGTCCATTCTAATTGCGTTGTAGACTCTTATATCCTTTGGCGTTTGGCTGTTGTTCGCTGCAACATCAAAAAACGAAAGGGTTATAGCCTTATTGTTCCCTCGCCTCAGTTGAATGTTAACTATTCCTATGTCGTTTGTTTGCATTTAGTAAACTTTAACTGTGATTAAATTTGATTTTACGCTATGGTTTGCATTTGACTGAGCGAACCTGCCTCTAATATCTATATCAAATGAACCATTCATATTTTTGGTTGCTGTTTCAAAACTTGCATCAATAGAGCCAATAAATATGTTAGCAGCTATTTTAATTTCGTTAGAAACGCTGAGAGTTATTTTGTATTGCAATCTAAATAATTGGCCAGCAGCAAATTCAGAAGGTATTTCTATATCTGAATAATTATCTGTACCGATTCTTAGATTAAAGAAAAATGAACCTGAATTCCTACTTAACGTTCCGTCCAAATCAATTTCTATAACTGTGCCAACAGAAAAGTATGAGGCTATCCAAGGGAAAGGAGTTTGAAATATACTTACTGGAGTAGTTCCTGAAATATTAGGATCAAAAAAACCCGTTTGGGTTCTTACACCTTTTGCCTTGAATCCTCCACCCCCACCCACACCCTTAACAATATTGCCGTCAGTATCTCGCATCAAAGACTCACCCGTACCGTCAGGAATGTTAGGAAGATTCACTTTCCCTGTCCCGTTAGGAGCGATTACTATATCTGCGTTATCTCCTCTAGTCTCAATCTTTAGATTTTTTTCAGAATCATCATAAGAGATTTCTCCGTTATCCTGATTAGTAAGCGTCCTGAATTTTACCGCACTCTTGTTGCTGCTCGCTCGTAATCTGATTTCAGGATTGATCCCCTCAATTCTCACTAATTCGTTTTCAAATGTTTTTGCGCCCGTAATGGTTTGAGTTGTATTACGGGTAACAAAATCACCCGCAACCTCAGTAAATAAGCTAGTCGGAACTAAGTAAGCCTGACCCGATCTAATCAAAACAAGCGTGTCGCCCGTTGTAGTTGTACCATCAATTTGAACACCTGCAAGTAGATTGCCCCTACTTTGGGCATCGTACATTTCATCAATAATGTTCTGAATTAATTCACGATGCGTAGATGCAATAATCGGCTGCTGACTTGCTAGCAGTGAATTTTTTAGCGCTTCGAGTTGTGCTTTAGTTAGTGCCATTATTATTTATCTATTAGATTTTCGTAAATACTACTAGGAAAACCAAAGTCTTTATTCCTTCGCTTTGGTGCGCGTATTGAAGTGCTTACGTGACCTGCCTTTAATTCTTTGACATAGCTGATTCCATCAAAAACAAAATCCGTGGAGGTCATTTTTAAGAGGGCCACATTTGCGTCCGCGTCAATTTGTCGGGTAATTATTGCCCGTTCCTGTGACTCAGCTTGGTTAAATGTTCCCTGTGGATCTGCTGTTTTAGTCAAGCCAAACTGCGTAATGTTAAGTCCGTGCGCACTTATGAACCTGCGGTATGAAATCAAAACTAAATACCTCTTAACTTTTTTATCAATAAAAGAAAGAAGCTCCGAACGCAAAGGAAATGCCAAATCAGCACCTAAAATATCAGCGTAAAGATATTCGCCCAGTCGAGGTTCCAAGTCGTATTCCTGAGCTGCCTGTATATATAAGCTTAGTTGATCTTCACTAATGTTTTGCGAAAACTTGACAAGGTTAGCCCCCGTAAAATCTTCTTTGCATATTAATAATCTATCCGGCATAATTGTCCTCCTCCTCTTCGTCTTTTGTAACTAACCAAATCGCTGCGTCAATGTCTTTCATGTTGAACCCCTGCATCAACATAAGTTCGGCTTGATCGTAGGTCAATTCATCTTTGTTGAACTTTCGAACTATTCGCTGAATGTTTTGAAGTTGCCGCCCTGTCAAATTTGCAAAGGCATTGTTTTGCTCTTGTGCTGCTAGTTCAGGCACCGCACCGGGCAAAGTTACAGGAACACTACTTTCAAGGTCAATCTCAAACAGTTCCTTTTGCTCTTCGATAGTCAAACCTGCGATAACCAAATCTGGTATAAAATCAAAAGGCTTGAGCGTGCTTAGTGTAAAATCAGCATTAGGAGGTAAACCTTCCAAAGCCAGTATTGGTTTGAGTATATCAAATGCCTGCTTAATCATGTCCTGCATACCGAATACTGACAAAGAAAATAAAGCCATCTGGTTTTTTATCTCATTGGTATCTCCAAGTTTTCCGCCTTCGCCTAAACCGACTAAAATAGCTGGTACACTCATAATCCTAGCTACGCGTTTGGCTATTCTATCGCTTGCGCGGTCTGTTTGGTCTAGTATTTCAGCTACGTTTATTGTTGTCACCGTAGGTTTAAATTCTTCAGTGCTGCCCTTTAGGTGCAAAATCGGGCTTGCATCTTCCCCGGTGAAACTTTCTAGTGCCTCGTCAAAATAGTCTTGAGCTGTCTTGTCGTCTTCGTCTTTGTTTTGGTCGTCGATCGGACCTGTAGAAATGACAACAGGAGTCCTAAATCCTTGCGCTATATTTCTAAGGTCTAAGCGGCTAATCTTGCCATCACTCACTATATCTTCAATCGAAGAATAAAAAGGAGGTACAGGATATTTATCGTAATACCTGCCTAAACCTTTCTTGAATACATATAGGATCTCGCCCAACTGCTCTTTATGCAATTCGATTTGGTCGGCTATGATTTGAGCGCGTTCTATAGGTGTTCTTTCAGGATCGTATTCAGGGTAAAATCTAGTATCTCTTTCCAACTTTCCAACTTCGCCCATGAGCGGGTTATATTCAAAGCCGTTATTTTTCCTTCTCAAAGTAGAAATAGGAATACAATAAACTTTTGCAACCTGACCAAGATTGTTAAAAACCAAGCGAAGTGCCAAACCCTGAAAATAAGATACGTTTGTACTCAAGTCGTCTACTAACCCGGCTAAACTTTGGTACTTGTTAGCTTTAATTTCATCCATCCCATCCAGGATAAAACCATCTGCTTTTATAAACTGCTGCAACCTATTTACGCAAGCCGTAGCGGTTCCTGAATTGTCTACCGTTGCAATGATCGCATTTGGCAAATTATCAAGTTCACCAAAAAAATAATAGTCATTTGCCTGATTCTTTAGGATAACAGCAACGGCATTTTTAATCGATCTGGCTACCTTAGTTTTTAGATCAGATAAGGTTTTGAATACGTTTTGACCCTTGGCACTAGCTGAGGGGGCTTGCATATTTATAATCCGTTGTGCCTGCCTTACATTCCTAGACTTGCTCATTTATTTCTTTTTCTTGCAACTTTTAAAAGTTCTTTGGCTTCTGATTTTACAGATTCAAAAAATTCACTTACCAATGGAGTTTCTTTTAATCGCTTTTGTACGTGTTCGCCTTGGATATTGTCTGAATTAACTAGCGTGCCATCCGATAGGACTAAAGTTTTATTTTGGTATTCTGGTTTGAATTTCAGCATAACCTTTAATTTTAAGTAAGATATGAAAAAAGCCCTGCCCGAAAAACGAGTAGGGCTGTTTAATTTTAATTTTTGATTAAACTACTAATGCTTCTATGATTGCAATATCTTCCGCAAGAGTAGAACTTTCAGTTGACCTAAAATAAAGCTGTAGATTTTCATGGTTTCCATTCATTGCTAACGTGTAGATATTACTATCTATAATTGCAGTACCTGACCCTCCATCAATCGCACTAGCCTTGAGTCCAAAGTTTGAGAAGTTAGCCCCCTTGTTTACACCCCAACATTCTAGTTCTCCGCTGTTTGTTTCCACAACAATAAACGCTCCCTCAACATCAATCAATGACTCAACAGCTTCTAGTTCTAGCGCACCGTTGTAATAGATAACCAAATTAATTCCGTGGTTTCTCAAAGAAAAGTTATCTCCTACCTCCAAAGCCATAACTGAATTATGCTTTTCGCGCTTACCTACAACCTTAATGAACCCTTTTGTTTCTGCAAAGGTAAAGCCTGATGCTAAGTTTCCGGTTCCAAAAGTTACCGCTGTTAGGTCTGAAAGTAGACCGATATACATTCGTTTGTTAAGCCCGCCCGGCTTTCGGGTTGCGGCACAATCTGGATTTATTGACCTTGTTAATACGCTGCATTGTACTTCTGGCATATTTGTATTTTTTTAAATTGTGAAATTGGGTGACTTTTCACGGCCACCCAATTAAATTATTTTGGTAAGTACAAAGACAATTCAGCTGCATACTTGTAAGTAATATCAGATTTCATTCGGTTTTTGATCCTGTAAACCTGATCCCCTGTGACATCTCCTAAATACAATACCTGAGCAAATACTTCATCTGACAACAAGTCAAAACCTAAGAACACGTTACCCGGATTAAAGACCGCCAAAAGGTTGTCTTCCCAATATGGCATAGCTACCAAATCAATATCCAAATAAGGAATCAAAGCTGCCTGATCGAAGTAAACATCTCGTGTAAACGCTCCTGCTCCGCCTGCAATCAAACCGTTTGCAACGCGGTAAGCGTCCGCGATTCTGTCAGATACGTGAATCTTTGTTCTTCCGTTACCCGTGTTTGAAATTTGCTTCTTAACCTTCTGAGGGATGCTCATGTAAACAGAGGTCAAAACGCTTAGTACATTATTCTGATTAATGAAAAAAGCATTACCAGCACTTGCAGCGGTTGATCCTACAACTGCCTCATCGATTGTCAGTACATTCCCTGTGATCTCGATAACCGTAACCACCTGTCCTAAGATTGTAACGCCTCCGATTGTCTGGTTTCCGTTAGTTCCGATTAAGGTTACACGGTCACCAACTATAATATTTGCAGCACTGGCAACTGTTACGGTTGCATTACCTGCTGTACCTGAAGCGATAGCTGAAATTGCGGACTTTGAATTAGCTGGCAAAGACTTTTTAGCGACGCCTGCGTCTGCCTTGGCTTCGCCCAAAAGACCTACGTAAGCACCTGAGAAAGTAGCTGTAGCCACTTGGGTATTATTTACGCCTGCCTTACCTAAAATGTAAAGAGCTTCGTTAGCAATAGCCATTCTTGGCACATAGATTCTATCCAGCAAGAAGTTGTATAATTGCGGAGTCAATTTGTAATCCTCGAAAGAACCAGGTAATTGCTGCTCAGATTCCCAAGTTTTACTTAACTGGATTGCGTCAATTTCATCCATGACCTCATAAGCCTTCATGGTCAACTGCTTTTCGCTTAGTTCAATATCACCGTCCTGAGCGACAAAACGAGCGCTAGGTGTCTGCAATTCAATAACACGGTTAACGCCTCGTAGCGTCTCAACGTTCTTTACTGACTCTACAGGTGTAACTAATCCTCTGTTTACGATTCCTGTTGGGGCTAGAATTGCGGGTGTAAGAAATTCGGCATAGAGCTTGCCCGCGTAAGTATTGCCGTTTGGAAAATTAATATCTGCCATTGTATTTTTTAGTTTTATGGATTAAACTTTATTCATTGCTCGCTGTCTGATTTGCTCAGAATACGATAATTTTGCGAATTCAGCCGATGGAATAACTGCATTTTTCTTCTTAGTGTCAGGATCACCGTTCACCATGTTTTTCAAGTCCTTAAAATCAACTGCCAACTTTGTTAGCTTTGTATTGCCGTCTGCGATTACTTTCGCCTGAGCTGCTACCTTTGCATTCAAAGCGACTATAACGGCTTGATCTTTCATCTTGTCATCTTCCATTGCTGCAATAGTAGACTGTAATGCCTCGACTTCTTCCATTGCTGCGGCTGGTGCTGCGGCTGGTAATACTTCGATAACTATGCCCGACTCGTCAAGTACAACGCTAGAACCGTCTGCAAATGAGTGCGGACCTGCCGGTGCTAGTGTTTCTGTTGGAAGTCCATCTTCTGCGATATAGACGGTTTTGCCCAACATATCGCCTTCGCCTTCAATGAATATCGAAACGCCTGCGTCGGTTGTCATCACCATGTTCCTCATCTGCACTTTGAAGATGTTTTTCATGGCATTCATTGCCTTTTCAAAGGCTGTGATTTTCTCTTCTGTTTTCATATCTTGATCCGTTAAAATTTCAATTTGATTCCTGCTAAAAGTCAAAACCTTATTTTTGAAACTAATAGCGGAATAAGTGTTATCTACTAGCTCAGTAGCAAACCCAAAGTCTAATGCCATTTTTGCGTCTAGCCGTGATTCTTTACCCATTAATGCTAATAGCTTAGTAGCCTTTGCATCACCTGCGATCTGGGTATATACATTCAATATTTGTGAATCAGTAGCCGCAAACAGTTCGGTTAATGCTCCAAGGCTGTGAACGTTTAATTTTTCGCCCGAAAGTGATTCAGCACTAACCCAAGAGTTATGTATAATCATTTCGGTTGATTCCGTAACTTTTCGCACCTTACCGGCTAAGAAAATCACTGAAGCTATACTGTTGGCCACGATTGCAACGGTTGTTACCTGCAATGATTTGAGCTTGTCGTATATCCTGAATCCTTCCTCAACCGAACCTCCCGGGCTTTTGATCACCGCCTCGAAAGGTTCACCGTAATTATTGGAAATGAAGTCCTCTAAATCATCATAACTAAAGTATTTTTCACCTTCCGCAAAATATTCCGCGTCGGCTTTGCTGCTAATTATACCCTCAATATTAAGTATCTTCATTTTCGCTACTAATTTAATTACACTATGCAAATAAATTTTTGTAAATTCCCCAAAATAATTAAAGTGATATGCCAAAAGGTGATCTCGATCAAATCAAAGTACATATCTCAAAAGAACTCAAGGCTAACTTTTTGGCTAAGGTCAAGCAAGAGAATAAGACGCAAACTAATATTTTAAAAACATTGATACATAAATACCTAAACTCATGATATACCTACAAAGACTTTTAGTCGTTATCGCGGTGCTTTTATCCTTAGTCGTTTTCATTATCTGTTTGCCTTTCTTTGTTACTGTTTTTTTAGTCACTGGCAAAGATTATTCTGATAAGGTTCTAGGCTGGACGCCAGACAAATAAATAAAAAAGTTATATTTGTAACATTAAATTTAGGGGCTAAAAAAGGTACGTAATAGACGTTTCGCCTGCGGTAATTTAGAAATGAAACAATCAGATTCGACTCCTCCGCCCCCTATTTTTTTACCTTAAATCTCCCTGCAATTCAACTAGCTTAATTTCACCTTGAACCCGATTCAGGTCGCTTACCTTCGTTACGATTGTCAGGCTATTAATTGCGTTTTCAAAACCCTGCCTTGTCTCATTCAAGGCCGAACGGTCTAGCATAGGAATTCCACCCCTTGCAATAGCTCCACCATCTGCCAAGTGTCGTTGACTCCCTGTCATCCATGATCTACCTCCGTGCCTTTGATTGAAACTAGATAGTGCTTTCAATGCCCCAAACGCTGATCTCTTCATAACAAATAAGCCCTCGCCACCTTCTACGTTTGCCACTGTTTGACCACCCAAAGCAACATCCACGCCACCGCCTGCATGAGAGGGCCCCGATACTTCCATCGCTCCACCTTCTGCAAATTTTGGAGGGGCTTTAGCGTTGATCTTTTTAACATTTGCAAGGCCTTGTACTACTGTAGCGGCTGCCACAATTTGACCGAATGGAGGCGGTATAGTTGCAAGTGCTAAGTTTGCAGCCCTGAAAGTATCAACACCAGCCTGAAAGGTAGCTGCTATTTTACCCGCTACACTTTGCGCCCCGAACACGCTAAGTGCTGCACTTAGTACCGCATCGGTTGCCGCAATCTGTGAATCTGATGTTAGTTTTGCTAAGTCTGTTTTATCTTTTGCTAGTTTAGTTTCTGCTACTAATGCAGCTTTTTGCGCATCAACTCCCGCGCTGATAGTTTCATCTTGCAATGCTCTCAATTCTGCCTGTAGTTCCGTTTCGATTGCTAATCTGGTTTCCGCGTCAATTACCGCGTTGGTTCGGTTAGCTTCTAATTGACCTGTTACCGCTGCCTGTCTTGTTTCAATAGCAAGTGCTTCAACTTGGTCCAAGGCTGTTTGGTAAGCATCCAAATCTATCAAGCCATCCGCAAACTGCTGGCGTACCTGGTTAATCGAATCCCTAACGGCTAGATCAGTCTCAATTTGTCGTTGCTCAAGTGCCTGTTGATAGTTTTCATTTACTTGTTTTTGCAGCTCAATAGATGCTTTCAATGACTCTGCGTCTGATTTGTTTTGCGCTGCTGTAGCCGCTTCACTAGCTTTTGTTCTTTCTGCAAGTGCTGTTTCGTTTGCTGCTGTTTTCTTGTCCTCAGCCTCTTTGTTAAGTGAGTTTAGTTTGTTTTGCAGTTCGGTTTGTATCGTTGCGCTGCCTTGTCTGATATTTGCAAGCTCAATTTCTGCTTCTATTACCCTGTTAATATCTTCATCGGTTGAGCTGCTCAGTTCGTTTTGCTCCTTCAAAATCCTAACCCTGTCTTCTTGTAAAGCAGTTCTTTTAGCTTCTTGAGCTAGTTCAATGCTATTCGCTTTCTGAGTAGATGCGAGCCGTTCTTCAGTGCTTTTTGTTATGTCGTCACCTGCCTTCTTGAGCGTTTCAATCTCAGCTCTACTATTTGCTGTTTCAAGTGACAAGGCTTTTTCAGCTCTAACCACATTTTGAAGCTGTCTAGTTAGTTTGAATGCTTCGGCTGACGCTTTACCTGCTGCTCCTGCGACCTCTAGAATATTAATAGGCTCAACTTTACCGACTGCCTCCGCTATGCCATCGACTCCTTTTCTAACCCGATCAAAGTCTAAGTCTATAATACCTCCTATTATTTCTCCAAGACCTTCAAAAGTGGGTACAATCGTTCCAACTAATTGCTTACCTAAATCACTGAACGCGTCAAATATTACCGCTACAAATGTACTGAGTCCAGCCGTAGCCTTTGCGACTAGATCCATTCCCCTTTGTGTCCTTGTAAGGAATGAGATAAGCGAACCGAATAAGATAATTATTGCACCTATTCCCGTAGCAATCAAAGCATTACCAAAAGACTTAGTAGCTATTGTACCAGCCCCCGTTGCGGCTGTGGCTACGGTTTGAATAGTGGCCAGTGCTGCCTGAGCTTTGGCAAATATCCCCGAACTATCAACTGCTGAAATGATAGACTGTGTGTAATTACCTACGCTTGAACTAGTCACCCCGATACCCAAATCCAAAGCTCTAGCCGCCTCAGTTTGCGCTAGTAGTTCCGCTTGCAATACCCCACCAACTTGCGCGTTATCTCGTTCGGCTGCGCTTAGATTTACATACTCATTTCTTAGTCTTGATATGTTAGCCCGTAGTTCTACAATCGATCCTGTGCTAACCTCCTGAATACGATTGTTTGCGGTTAGTACACGCTGATTTTCCCGAACTGTAGTATTTAGCCCAGCAATAGCGGTTTCATTTTGTATGAACTCCCGTGAATTTCTCCCTGTTGTTGCTGATAATAACGTTTGAGATTCCCGTAATCGTTGCAGCTCAGTACGAGCTGCAATTATAGCATTTTGACTTCTGTTTATTTGATTCTCGTCAATACCGACTCGTAATAATATACTTTCTTCAGACATTTGTTATTTGGATTTAGCCTCTAGTTCCAAGATTAATTTTTTCAGCCCTTCCGCTTCCTCTCTGTATATTTTGCAGCCGCAATTCTTATATTTCTGGTTTGCGATCATTAATTTTTCTCGCAAATTACTGAGCATGGTTCCCATTATATCCCTAATTAAATTGGCTCTCCGTAAAGATTGAATTTGTAAACGTTACACATGGCATCTAAATGAAGGTAGTAATATTTAGATGCCCCGGATAAGTTATAGTGAAATTCACACATAACCTTATGAAGCCACCACATTATCGGCTTTCTGTAAATTTTTGAAACTTTAGACCATCCCATTATATCCCTAGTTTAATTAGCCTGACAAAACAGCTCTCACGTCTGTTAACTTTGAATTGTTTGATTTGCTCAATATAAAAGAAGTCACCAAAATAATCTACATAAACAGGAACGGTAAAATCCAAGTTCCGAACGTCTGATAAGTTCAAAAGAAACAAGGCCTCTACTACTTTCGTGTTTACAAATATCGTATCAAGTAGCTGATAATTATCCC